CGCGTCGCTGCCTCTTCCAGCAGCGCCGTCGTGTCGCGCTGGTAGGCGCCGATGCGAAGCTGACTCTGGTCCCAATGGCCTTGTTTAAGGATGCGCTCCGTCTCGGCGATCTCGCCCTTCAGATCCTCGATCCGGTCATCCATCTGTGCCTTTTCGAGTTCGGTCGCCTCGTCGGTGGTTTTCTCCCGTTTGAGGGCCAGGTCGTCCAAGGACTTACCCGACTCCATCAGCCACTTGCGATCCTGGCGGGACAGCTCATACCAAAAGACCGGCTCGGTTTCCTCCGCCACCTTGCCGAACTCGCCGCGCTGCTTCTCGTACTCCTCAAGCTGTAGCTTCTGGATGTTCAGCCCGCGTTCGATGTCGGCCTTGTCGAACTCGCGCGCCGCCGCTGCTGCACCGCCACCGGCACCGCCACCACCGCCAGACGTGATGCCCTCTATCGTCTTCTGGTACTGTGCCTCGATCTCGGCCATGCTGCCGGCATAGTCGACACTTGACATGGCGACTTGGCCGAGATAGGAGCTATAGGACGCCGCCAGATCCATCATGGCAATGCTGGCATTGTAAGCCGCCGCCATCTCGGCCTGTAGCGCCTGCGCATGTTCCCGGGCAGCCACCGTCGCGTCCCTTGCCTGTTGTCCCTCGCGCTGTAAGAGCCATATCCGCTGCTCAAATGTCTCGTTGGATCTGCGCTGATTCTCGTCCACCAGCTTTTGCGCGGCGGCTAGTTCTTCCTCAGTGGCGATATGCCTCCATGTAGTGTCAACGGTGATCGTCACCGCTGCATTCTGCCGCTCCGCCGCCGCAGTCGCCCGCTGCGTCGCCGCCTCTACCGAGTTTTGTGCTGCCGCATATTGATCCAGGATGGAGACGGCGGGCATACCAAAGAGACCAGCCTGCGGTTGTGCGTATGTCGCCCTCTGCGCTTTCTCAAAGCGTTCCGTGGCCTCCGCTGCCCAGCGGCCCATTCCCTCAATTCCACCGACGGGATCGAGTGTGCCTTCGGCTACCGCCAGGGCCACTTGATCGCGCAGATTCTTCCAGGCCGACGTGAGGATGTCAATCTTTTCCGCAGCGCCAAGCACGGGCGGCCCCAGCTTCTCAACTTTGTCCTTGCCCTGCTCCAGCATCTCGTTGAGGAATGCCTGAGCTTGCTGCGCTCCGGTCAGGCTTTCCGCAACCAGATCGTTCGCCTTGGCATACTTCTCATTCGCTATGGATGCATCGATGGTCAGGCCCAGATCGTCCGCGACCTTGATCGACTTGCGTGCAGCCGCCACCGTGAAACGGTCGATGGCGGTCGCTGCATCCAGGCCCATAGCACGCCCCAGGCGCACGGCAACTGTTGCCAATTCCTCGAATTGCGCGGGCGTCTGTGCCACCTCCATGATCAGCGCCTTGTTCGCGGCACTCATCGCCATCATGTTGTCGATGGTATAGTTGCTGGCAACTTGGATCGACTTGAGGATTGCGTCGCCGGACGTGCCCGCGCTCTTGGCAAGCGACTCGAATGCCTGTCCCGCGCGCGCTACTTGACCGCCCAGCTTGACAAAGTCGATGAGCTTCTGTGCTGTGCGCAGCGCCGCCCAGGCAGCGGCAACCATACGGATGCCCTGCTTCAACTGGCCCAAGCTACTCGTGGCCGTCTTCGCCGCCGCGCTTGTCTTGTCTTTTGTCGTGATGGTGATGTTGACGTTGTATTCAGATGATGGCACTAGCGCCGTCCTCTCCGCGCCCGCGACTCGCTCTCGGCCCGCAGGTACTTGGCCTCCGCCGCCGCGATGGCCCTGTGGCGCGCGATCACATGCCAGTCTTCCTCGTCCAGTTGCGACGGGAGACAGCCATAACGCTCACAATCGCGCAGCGTTTGCACATCGTCCACGATCCGGTCAGGGTACACGCCCCCGTGGAGCCAGAGATACTCAACGAGGCGCTGGGTCAGTTTTTTGCGTTCTCGCCGTCCGGCCCCTGAAAGAGCAACCGCGCGAGCTCCTGCTGCTCGTGGATGTACAACTCGCCCAGGATCTCCGGCTCATCCGCCGGGGATGGCAAGGCGTGACCCTCGTCATCCACGATGCCCTTCCACGACAAGAGGTGCTCATGCAGTAGGTCGCGATCAGTCATCCCGGTGCTGCGGTATTCTCCGACCTCCCGCACCTTCAGCGCCTTGAACGTGACCTCGGCCCCGGCGTTCCCCTGAACGGACTCAGCGTCTACGGTAAACTGGTTCCTTCGCATCGCGTCCTCCTATGCGTATGTGGCGAGATACAGGCTGGGCGACTTGACGATCGCCTCCCACATGATCGGGTCCACGGTGTCGGCGTTACTGGCCGGCGGCGTCTGGCTGATCAGCCGTGAGTAGTGACCCGTCGCCGTCGCCGTGCTGAACACCTGATTGGTCGTAGTACACCCGGCAGGCGCCCAACGTACCGCCAGCGCGCCGCCGCAGACAGTCGTCCACTGCGCCCACACATAGCGAAACGGGTTGGTGGTCGCCGTCGCGTCCACGTAGACGCCCCGGATCGTGACCTCGATGGGGTTCTTCCGCCCGACGCCCATCGCCATGTCTTCCTCGCCGAACACTGCCGTCTGCCCACTATCGCGGGTGACGGGCGTCGGCTCGAGGACGGTCAGGTAGTCGCTGAAGTCCGTCCAGGTCGTGCCATCTGTGCTGAGTTCCACACACATCGTGCAGCTTGACAAAATTCCGGTCGGTAGAGCCACTTCGCTTACTCCTTTGTCAACTCAAGTTGACAACACACCTACTTTGGCTTATAATGTCCCTATTGGTAGAGCATAGGGAGAACACACATGGCCAAGCATCTTACACGCGAACAGGTACAACAGATGATTTCCGAATACCGCCAAGGTGATTCATCCGGCATTTTGGCTGCCCGTTATGGTGTTACGCACAAGGCCATATTGGGCCTGCTCAAACGCCGCGATATTCCCAGGCGTCCGCAGGGACCAGCTCGCACAATGCCGCTCGATGAGTCAGTCTTTGACAACATCACTGAAGAGTCCGCTTACTGGGCCGGATTTCTTATGGCCGATGGTTGCATTAGCTATCAAGATGGCCATTCTCCATGCATTTCTGTGGAACTTTCGTCGGAAGACCAAGCACACCTTGAACGATTCCGTGTATTCCTCAAGTCGGGCCATAAGATAACGAGCTGTTCTAGAACTGATTCATTCAGTACCAAGCCGAAGGCTCGCTATCAGGTTCGCTCCAAGCATCTTGTCTCCGCGCTTTCACAGTTTGGAATAACCGCTAGTAAATCCGCATCCGGATATGTGCGCCAACTGGACGCTAATCGCCACTTCTGGCGAGGCCTCGTAGACGGAGACGGATGTCTGTTCATGGCCAAGGGAAAATATCCCTCCCTGAGGCTTTGCGGAACAGAGCCCCTGCTCATGCAATTCCGCTCTTTTGTCCTTGCCCTTAGGCCCAGTGCGGCTGTCTCTATAGGGCGCGGGCCTGGTATATTCCGTCTGTGGTGTGACACCAGAACCTCTCGCAATGTTGCCCGATGTCTTTATCAAAACTGCTCCGTATACTTGCCCCGCAAGAAGACTATTGCGGACGATTGGTGATCAGTTCCCACACGGGCACGGTTTGCGTTTGACCGCGCCCACAGCTTGATTGAACAGCGGCTCCTCATCCGTGGGGTCCGCCGTCTCGATCAACCCGCCCTTGAGCGCCCAGGTGATGAACGCGTCCTCGCAGTCGGATAGGTCGGCGATGACGCCCGCCGGTATCCAGGCTCCCGAGGCGCGAATGCACAGGGCGCCGTTGATCCGATAGGTGCAGCTCTTACGCATCTTCTGTGGTTCGGTTTGCGATTCCGACATCTATTCCCTCCAGCAAGGACTGGAAAATGTAGTGTGCCATAAAGTCGTACACGCCGATGATGCGCTCGCCTGTGGCGTGGCCGGCGATGGTGCTGAAATCCACGTAAATCGGGAAGCCCGCCGCCGACGCCTTGCGGCAAAAGTACATATCCTCCTGGCCCGGCAGGCCGCTAAACCACGGCGGCTCCAGCGCCTCAAGCACTTCCCGCTTGATGAGTAGGCAGTGGCACCCGGTGATGTCCACGTCCCACAGGCTGCCCTCCGGTATCGGGCTGATGGCCTGCGGGTCGTTCGTCTCGACGTTGGCATGCTCGCGCAAGTAGTTATATGGCTCGTCCACCAGGACGAGGTACTTCCCCGGCTCGTCTTCCTTCTCGCCTTTGAAGGCCATCGGCATGCACCATGTCGAGGCGCGGATCATGCATAGCACCCCGACGATAGGCACGTCCCAGGCCAGCAGGCGCTCCAGCGTGTCCGGCGTGTACGCCGCGTCCTGGTCGGTGAACCACACATGGCTACAGTCGCCCTCCAAGGCCCGCTGCACGAGGTAGGTGCGTGCCACGTCCACCGGCAGCGAGCGCGGCGGGCGAATGACCGTTACCGGAACGTCGGGATGGGTCGCGTAGTGGTAGCTCTGCCACAGGCCGAAGCTGTCGAACAGGCTCCACGTTGGCGGCCCCATCGTCGGAATGCACAAGGCGATGCTCACCCGTTGCTCTGTCAAGGCCAATCCTCTCTTTCATGTCATCGTCCAGGTCCGTCTTGCAGCCGATAGCGCCCATCTCCCACTCGTTGCGGGCGATGTACACCCGCCCGAAGCCGAACGCCTGTAGCGTCCCGGTAAGCGTCTGCTGGCTGAAACCATTGTGGTGCGCCATCGCCGGCCCCATCACCTGCTGATAGTGCAAGTAGCCATAGAGCATGTCCCAGGCCGTGACCGTCCCCACCGCCACGGTGTAGCAGGGTGCGTCCAGGGTGCCGTCCTCTGTCGCCCTCCTGCACGCCGCCAGGGCGTCGGGCACGCGAAAGTCCACGAAGCCGTCGGCCACCAGGACGTGATGCACACCGCGCATGAAGCGCTCCAGGCCCTGCGGGTAGATATGTTCCAGCAGGTGCGACGCATAGGCCGCATCGAACTGGCTCGCCTCCAGCGTGTCCAGGTCCATTGCGTCCATCAGCAGATCGGGCTCGTTGCGCGGCTCGATGTCCAGCCGCACCGCGTCCCAGTCCTCGTAGTAGGCGGGGATGGTGAGGCTCGCCGGGCCGGAGCCGATGTTTAGTAGTCTTGGTGTGCCCACCGCACCCATCCATAGCGCCGACGCACTAGGGGCTTGTGATCTGGTCCCGCGATGATGCCGCCTTGGTCACTGCGTACAACAACCTCGGCCCAGCCCCATATCACCTTACCTGGTTCACAATAAACACGACAGCCCGTAGCATCTATGGAGATATCTTTTCCATTGAGCCATAGGGTGACGAATGGATTGTCGGCGGCGTATATCTCGATCATGTTCTGTTCGCGGCGGTCACTTGCCAATGCGGCACCCAGTGTCCCACCAGATGCAATAAGCCCACCCAGAGCACCCAGCGTGCCCTCCATAAACTTGCGCCTACTCATTCCCATTTCGCTCTCCTTTCGGGATGCGTTATACGTTGCCTTCTACGCCGATGTTAAGGAGTCTCATCCGATTCTCTGGATGATGCCGAGCTTGACCAGAAGGTCGGCCACCGATACTGATGTCCCGGCGATAAGGCGCTTCCAACATACGCCACCCGGTATCGTGCAATTGCTGCACTGTAGCCATCCGCAACCCATACAGGCATCAGACGGCCATTCTCGGAACCCTTCATTGTCCTTCATTTCGCTCTCCTTTCGGGATGCGTTATCAGTGCCCCTCTACCGAAGCCAAGACGGCCCAGTAGTCAGTGCCTGCCACGGTGTCGATGATTTGGCGCAGCGACCAGCTCAGCTTGCCCCCAATTGTACATGGAGCCCCGCGCAGCGCCGCCGCCAGGTTGTCCATCATATCCACCGTCAAGTCGAAGTTGCGGCCCTGCATGCTCTGCGCCACCGGCTCGACCAGGAGCACCATCTCGGCACGGAGCGTGGTAAACCCGCCTCCCTCACCGAATACCAGCACCCGCTCGTCGCCGCCTGGATAGCGCACGTACTGCGCGGGCGTATCGCCCACACCGGGTGCTCCTGCAGGCGGTCCGCTCGTGTAGCGCCGCACCACGCCGGTGATGACCAGCGCCTCCAGTGCATCCACAAAGCTGCGGTAGGTGGTCATCAGTGCCTCTTGTAGTATGTCAGAACGTCGGTTATGCCCGCCGGTATGCCCTGTGGGATCGTGATCACGCCCGCACCAGGGATCGCTGTGACCTCGAACACCTGACTGTCTTTCCTTCTATAAGCGAACGCGGCCAGCACTTTGCATGCCTCCTTGATATCCCCCGGCACTGCCGCGCTGTAGGCCCAATCGCCGTTGACGCTCACGAAACAGTCGGTGTCAAACGTCCACGAGTAGGTGCTGTCCGTCTTCAGCCGGATGCCGAAGTAGGGCGGCCCCAGGTTGCGCGGGTGCAGCCAGTATTCCGTGTTCGGGATCGGGGTTCCTTCAGGCACGACCGTGTGCGTGCCCGTCCCGTTGTCGGTCAGGGTGATCGCCGTGCCTGCCAGGGCCAGTGCAGCGGTTGCAGCCACTTGGATGCCCGGCGAAACGAGCAGGATGGCATAGTACACCGTCCCCTCCACCAACGGCGCGGGCGGGTCGTGGGTGGTCGAGGTCACCGTCAGCGGCGTGGCCGCTATCAGCGCATCCCAGACCGCAGTGCTGGCCAGCGTCAGCCTATCGGCAGCAAATGCCGGCACATAGGTTGTGCCCGCCTGAAAGTCGCCGTTGGTCAGCGTGTTCCCCGTCACCAGATCGCCATCCACCAGCAGCAGGCGGCGGTCCTCGTCGCTCAGCGCGTCGCGCCCGTAGTAGCGGATGTCCTCCGCTGCCTCAAAGGTGCGGTTGGTCTGCGACTCGATATAGGTCTGTGCTGCGCTGATGGCGTCGGTGAGCAGCGCCGTGTCCGCGTCCTCCCGGGTGATGGTGTGCGTGCCCGTCCCGTCGTCGGTCAGGACGATAGGCGTGGGCACGGCAGCGAGTGCGCTGGTGGCGGCAAGCTGGATCACCTGGTCAGCGCCCAGGATCACATAGTAGACCGTGCCCTCCACCAGCGGTGCAGGCGGGTCGGCCAGCGTCGATGCCACCGTGACCTCTGTCCCCGTCTTGAGCGTGTTGCGAAACGGGACGCTCGCCAGGGTCAGCGTGTCGGCCCCGAAGGCCGGCGTATAGGTGTCGGTGTCCTCCAGGTCCAGGTAGTCTCTAAGTTCGCTCAGGCTGATGTACATGCCCTGCTCCTATGTGCCCATGTCTGATTAGGTGAATAGACCGTCAAGTCCGGCCAGCCGCCCACGTCTGCTGGATCGTCGATGATGCCGCCCGTCCCATTCTGCACATCTGCCACAATCCGCGCATCTACCATATCCCGCTGTGGCAGCGTGGCCCCAGCATTGGCGAGAACGTCAGCCAACGCATCCATCGCGCTCAGTGGTTCGCCACCATACAATGGAGGGAATGGTACATCCTCCAGGTGGTCTTCAACTGTGCCCGGATAACCGTCAAGCAAGCGCAGCGGTGGCCCATCGTATCCATCGATCTCCGTGTCGTGCTCGTAGACCTGCACCACGCCGTCCTCATACCACCAGATGTAGTTCTGGAGGCGGTCTGTTTCCGCTGCCGGGAATCCCTGATAGTTGCCGATGAAATTGACGCGGGTATCTGGCCAACGCGGATCGCCACTACAGTGAAACAGGATGCCCTCGCCGTACATCACGCAGTTCACCACGTCAGCCCGCCCAGAGGCCACCAGCGGGTTGCGCTGGTTGTTGTGGCCAAACAGGCAGCGCTCGAACAACACGCGATCCGCGCCGCCGCCCACTAGGGCACCCATGCTGTGCGGCCCCTTGCTGTGTCCAGCATCGTTCAATCCCTCGCTGATAATGCAGTGGCGGATCACTATGTCGTGGATATTGCCGTACAAATCCAGGTTTTCGTCCACGGCCCACGACAGGCTGCAGTGATCGATCAACACGCGCCGCGCCGGGGCGTTGATCTGTAGTGCATCCACCTCATCCGTGGCTCCTGGCCTCAGTCGCAGGTACCGCAACGTCACATCTGCCGCCTCAATCGCAATGTAGCCGCCCTTCACGCAGATCCCGCCACCAGGTGCAGTCTGCCCACGTACTTCGATGTTCGGATTGCGGATCATGATTTGGGACACCAGCTCAACTGTCCCCGCCACATCGAATACCACTACTCGAAATCCGCTCGCTTCCAGTGCTGCTCGGAGACTGCCCGCGCCACTATCGTTCAGGTTAGTGACACGGTAAATCAATTTGGGATGTCGGTCCAGCTCTGAGCATAGAGTTTCGCTAGCCAGCGCCCCATCGTGTTCATGTTCGCCACGGATAGTGCGCTGCCGTGCATCGTCATCTCTGCCAGATCCATGCCACAATACGCTTCGGCCCCGATGCGCAGTAGGGCAGCAATGGCGAATCGGTTGAGCGTGATGGTATTCGCGTCAAAGGCCAGGTCGGTGCCCTGCTGGACGCCATCCTTGTAGATGCGGATGGTCGTCCCATTGAACCACCACGCTAGAATGTGCAGATTTGTGTCTATTGTCCCGCGACCCTCGCTGGGTCCAGTGCCGCCATCATCCCGGCGCGTGCTCCATAGTGTTGAGGGCGTGCCGGTCATTATCATCTCCTGCCATATCGGCGTGTTGTTGCCAGAATTGCCGGCACCCCACAGCACCTGCGTCGTTGCCACCGAGGCGACCTTGGCGACGAGGAACACCGTCGCAGGCTGATCGTCACCGGTCAGCGAGAGCGCCACCCCGTTGGCCGTCAGATATTGGCTGCTGGCAATCACCGTGCGGATAACTGGATGGCCATTGATTAGATCGCCCGCGCCACTCTGAAAAGTGGGGCTGTTGACCGGCGTGATGTCGTTTCCTGCTGGCGACAGATCCGCGATGGTGGCCGTCAGCGCATCGCCATCGCTTTTGCCCGCGATTCTCCGCGCCGCGAGCCAGAGCACGAGGCCGGGAATGTCGCTCGGCCTGAAGCCCCCGCGCGGGCAGAGCAGCAGCAGATTGCGAATCGTCTGATTCATCCCAGTTCCCCTAATAGTCCTTGCCTACTCTACCTTAACCACGCCCACCTTGAGCAGCAGTCGCCCGCTGGCATAGGCCGTCTGGCTGGTGCGCGCCACGGCAGCCACCCAGATCGAGGTCTGCCCGTCCGTCGGGCGTACCTTGCGCGGGTAGAACTCCGGCTGTGCGATCTGGCGTGCGCCCAGGTCGGTGTAGTCACCAGCGACGATGTGAACCACTGCCTGGATCATCTCCGCCTGAACGGCCGAGAGCGCCACCGCCGCGTTGACCGCGCCCAGGATGCCCGGGTAGGCGCGGAAGAACAGCAGATCCAACGCCGCGCCGTTGTCGTCGTAGTCCAGCAGCGTCACCGACTCGATAAAGCTGGGGTAGTTGGGAACGCACGCATACTCCAGCTCCACCGCCTGGCACATCAGGTCGCCAGCGGTATAGGCTGCCGTGTCGAGGCTGAGCACACACTCGGCCACGATGTCGATCTTCGTATCGCCCATGTTGTCCTCCAAGGTGGGGCGGGCCACGAGACCCGCCCCAGTACTTGCTATCTCACCTGGATCAACTTGACGTCGGTAACCGTACAGGTGATAGCCGCGTTGTCGCCCGTCAGGAACTCCATCGTTAGGCGCATCAGCTCATCATTCGGGAACGTTGCGTCCGTCGCTGCTACGCTGCATACCTGCGCGCCGTTGATGTAGGCGTAGACGGTCGAACCGTCAAAGTACCACTCACAGATGATCGGTGTAGCAGCAGCCAACGTCGCTACTGCCGTCGCGCTCTCTACGCTGTCCTTCTCGGTCACGAAGTAGAGCAGCGCCGATCCGTCCACGCAACGGAAGTACATGCCGTCCGTCACGGCGTCAAGGCACGCGGTGTCGGTCACGCAGACCCCGAACAGGCAGTCCGCTTGCGTGACCACGCTGGCCTGGAAGCTGACCCCGAAGTAGCAGGGGTACTGCCCCGCAAAGCCGACGCTCTCGCCCGCCGTGCTGCCCAACTGCAGCTTCACGCCGTCGTTGTCCGCGCCCGCCGTGGTGATCAGCATCGCCCCGCCTGCCGCGTCCGTGGGCACGCAGGTCGATGCATTGACCAGCGTCGTCACGAACTCGGTCGGCAGGAAGGTGGTGTTATCCACCGGGTAGCCCTGGAAGTCCTGGATGTACTTGGTCACGCCCTCGCCGAAGGCATCGTACCAGCGATGCGGGTACTCGTGGGAGCGATAGACGATAGCCTGTCTGACCTCAGTCGTTTCTGTAGACATTTGTCATCGCTCCTATGTCACCACGGGTTCGAGCAAGGCCGACACGTCGCCGCCCAGGTCGCCGTAGTAGTTCTCAGCCAGGGCACATGCCGTCGCCCCGATGCCTGTTGCCTGTGCCGCCGTACCGCCCGCCATGTTGCCCATGACGATGCCGGTCGCCGTGTCGGCCAGGTGGATCGCCGCCTCCGCCGTCGCCGCGATGTTGTAGATGCGGTTGTCGAGGACGCAGCAGTTGGTGACCACGCCCGCCCCGCCGATGCACACCGTCCCAAAGTCGCCGATCAGGATGTTGCGCCGGATGATGTGCCCCTCGCCGGTGCCGGAGAGGTTGATAAAGTGCGTGTTACTGGCATTCAGATCGCAGCAGTAGCAGTCCTCGATCGTGATGTAGTCGATGCCGGCGGCAGGCTGTACCCAGATGGTCGCACAGAACGTGCCGTCTCCGGTGAATCGACAGTCGCGCAGGGTGAAGCCGCACGCATTCACGTCGATGGCTGCCGTCACGTCGGCGATTCCGGCCACGAAATGCATGTGCTGCACGGTGATGTCCGCCGCATCCACGTCCATGTCGGCGAGCACGTCCGTGTCAAAGGTGACGGTCGGCATCAGCGAGTTCTCGCCCACACCGATGATGGTAATGCCCTGGCAGTCCAGGTCCAGACCGGCTGCCGCGCTCACGACTTCGGCGTGCCCCGGCAGGCAGATGATCACGTCGCCCGCCGCCGCCGCACATGCGCTCACCGCATAGTCCAGCGTGGCGAACGGGCTGTCCGGGTTCTGCCCGTAGCCCGCCGCATCACTGGATGCCGTGTTGGTGCTGTCCACGAACCAGATGTCCGCCGGGTAGTCGTCGATGCTCACGTAGCCAAAGACGCCGCCCGGTTGGTGCTGCATGAAAAGTGGTGAACGTCTCTTCACCATTGCCTAGTCTCCTTTGCCTGTCCTGGGTTGTCCATTGTCAGGCCATAGAGGGGGCGGGCGTAATCGTAATGCCGCCCGCCCCCCGGCGAATCCAGTTACACGATTGCCGTCGCGGGCGTCGCTTGCTTATAGGCCGTCTGGATGTAGTAGACGGCGCTCATATAGTTGGCTTGGCCCGAGGTTGCGACAGTTCCACCCAGGCAGTGGTAAGTGCTCAACTGCGCCGCGATATCTGCCGGGTCGATCTCGATCACGACCAACTGATCGGTGGCCCCTGCCGTGCAGGCCATCGTGGTCGCTGCCGTCTGTGCCACCAGCGTATCCGTGGCACTGATGTCGGCATTCTTCCACCACCGTGCGGTGAAAGTGATCGCCGTCGCACAAGCGGCGATGCTAATGCCCGTCACCGGGACGATGGTCGTGGCATGCGTGACCGCCTGCTGATAGTGCGCGACGATCCATACCTTGATCGCGTCCGTCAGGTCGATCACGTCGAACGTTACGCCACCATTGGTCGTGACAGCCCCAGCGGTCGCGCTTACGATCTTAAAGTTCTCGGGAAGTGTGATGTTGCTCATTTTATGTCACTCCTATCTTGCCGCCAGGGCCACAAAGGGGCTCTGGTCCAGCACGGACTGGAACGGGGTCAGCGTGGCATTCCACTTGCTGCGCCCATCGACCCGGTAGACGAACCGGAACACCGTCTCGTCGGTGAGGAAGTTCAGGTGGATCGAGCTGGCGCTCTGCATGCCGCCTTTCTCGATCATCTGGTATTCGCTCAGGTCAACGAGCAGGATGTCGCCCACGTCGCCGACCGTATCGGCGTATTCGGACGCGATGACGGGCCGGTTGAAGATGGTAGCATACGGTGCTGCGCTCACTCCGCCTGGGGGAGTATAGACCGGCACGCCGCCCGTACCCGAGGCCCGCTGTAGGTTCATCAGCTCTGGCTCACAGTCCTGATTGATAAGCCAGATCGCGTTCCTGCGACTCGGCGCCCACATCCGGCTCCACATCTTGTCGATGTTTGCGGTCACGATGGTATCGGCTGCTTGCGCGGGCTCCGCCGCCTGCGTCACCAGCGCGCCTGAGAGCAGGATGCCCTGCGGCATACCTACGCCCGTGCCCCTGATGATTGCATCCTCGACCACGAAGCGCAGCTCCTCAGGGAGATTGCCCATGATCCAGCTTTCGAGTGCGTTGGCATCCTGCAGCAGTTCGTCAGTGGCGTAACACAACCCAACCACCTTGCGCAAGCGCAGCTCCAGCTCGCGGAACTCCGGATGGGTCGGCAACTTGGTGCCCGCCTCTGCCGTCCAGTAGGCACGGATACCGCCGCGCCGGTGACCGTCCGCGCGCGCCGTCTCATTGACGGCGTTGAAGGTCATGCCGTTGCTGTTGGCGCTGACGCCCACCATATCCACCCGTCGCAGCAGTTCGCCCACGTCATACACGCGCTGCAACAGGGCACCGCCCTCGTCGGTGCCGACCAGGAACCCACCGTGCGCATTGTCCCCTTCGTACAGGCCCGTCTGCTTACGGAAGGCGCTCTTGGTCAGCCCGCCGACGAACTCGTCACCCATCGCGCCGTTGACCGAGTAGCCACCCTCATTCACCGCGTCGTTCGAGCGCAGCGGCAAGAGGCGCTTATCGACCTGGCCCAGCGCCGCGTTCTTGACATCCATCAGGAACTCGCCCAGCCCCTTGTAGGGTCGGGCCTTGATGGCCTTGTCTGCCTCGTCCTCGACGACCACAATGCCGCCTGGTTCTGGCTTGTCTTCTGCTTCCGCTGCCGCTGTCTTGATGGTCAGCAGCGCCTTCATGCGCTCCAGGCGTTCGCCGAGCTTCACAGCCTCGGCATCAAGCACCTTGGCCGCTGCCTCGTCGAGAGGATCTGCGCTCCAAGCGTCGAGAGCCTCCTGTGCCTTGGCATCGGCCAGCGCCTTCATCTGTTCGATCTTCATGTCATGCCTCCATAGTCAGTCTGTTTTTGAGAAGTTGCATGCGCATCCGTCCCTTGCCTGCCGCAGACGCCGCCGACGTGTCGGCCTCTGGCTCTGCCTCTGGAGGTATCGAGTCGTTTGCTGTATCGTCCTGCGCGGGCATGGGAATGCCCAGCGCCTTGAACGCTCGTATATGGTTCTCGGTTAGATTTCGTGGCTCCATCGGCTGAACCGTGATCGTGTCACGGAACAAGGGCCACCGCATGATCTCGCCATCTGCCCGCTTTACTACACCCTTGGGGTCCGCGTGTGAGCTGGTGCCAAGCGTGCCGTCATCAAACCAGCCCAACTCCTCCAGCCATTGGACATATTGATTGCGCCTGTTGAGCACCCGCTCGACAAAGACGCCCTTGTCATCTACGCGGGCCGTCTTCCAGTCCACAACGCCAAGCAGTTCATCGCCTAGCTCGCCCTGCCCATGCTCCCAATCCTCATACAGCATGCCGGCCTTGGTGTAAGCGCTCTCCAGGTCTGTCTCTGCCGTGAAGAACTCGCCAAGCGAGCCGTCTTGGTTCTTGTTCTCGCTGGCGATGCCCTCCAGGTCGCGCCCGCCGAATAGGACGATGTAGTTGCCCACGCGCAGCTCGTCATCAGTGCGCGAGATGGCCTTGAGGGCGTTCGCCGCCTTCGACTCTGGCTCCCCGGCGTGCTTGCGCCAGGTGGACAGGCATGTGGCGACTGCCTCATCCTGTTTGTCGCCCTCTTCCTTGCGAACGGGCACGCAGGCTGCCATCCACTTGTCCTTGTCATCATAGTCGCTAGGGTTTGGCATGTTGCCCTCCCAAAACGCAAACGCCGCCTATGCCTGGGGATGTTGCCATTCCCCGGCGTAAGCGGCGTTCTACAGTGTAGACTGCCAGTTAGGTTGTTGTTAGCCCTCTGTCTTACATTGCACTGCTTCAGGCAAGGGCCACCAGCCGGTCACTCTGCTCTTGACAGGCCCTATAGCCTCTTTCCAGCGGTATGCATTCTCTTCGCCGTCATATTGTAGCAAAGCTTCCTTCGTGCCTATCAGGCCCCACGCGCATTCAGTACGCACCCAGACCAACTGCCCGACTGGCGGTAGCGCCTCCTCCGGGTCAATCCACCTTGCTTCTGGTACTTCCATCTCAGCACTCCTCTCTAGGGTTGCCTCTTCGCCTCTTTCCTCAGCTCGCTCGTTCTCGGCAGCTCCGGCAGCTTGAACCGTTCGATGATGTCCACCATCATCAGCAGCGCTTGGCGAAACTGTAGCCAGAACTCGCGGTCCATGTCAGCCGTCCATCCAGCCGGTAGGCCGGTCATAATCCGCAAGACGATGCTGCCAGCATTCGACACGAAGCTGCTCGATGGTCATAAGGTGGGGTGCCGCAACTTTGAGCGGCCACGTCAGCCGCTCATCCAGGGGCGTATCCAACAACTCGGCCCACCACTGGCGCGTCTTCTCAAGTCGTGCGGCCATGTCTTCGCCCTCAAGCAGCGGCCCGCAAGGGACAAAGGTGGTGTCCTCGATCATGGTATCGGTCCAGTACATAGGTTCGAGTGTCATCACAACCCCCTGAACGCCTCACGCACGATGGTGGCAATGTTGGCGTCCACGATGCGCTTCACCGTGCCATCGCTCAGCGCCCTATCTGCAATCTGTTGGTCCGTCTGCCATCCCGTCGCCTTGTGCTGTTCGGTCTGGTACTGGCTGCTCACCACGTAGGGCGAATAGGTCGCCCGGTTGCCCAGCGTGGCGCTCTCCGCCTGGCGCGAGATGGCCCAGCTTGCGCCCGAGCGCTGGCTCATCGGGTCGCTACCCCGCGTGTACTTGAGCGGCAGGCCGGCCTTGCGCCGCATCCAGTGGTAGAATGCCTGCTGCTTGCGACTGGCCCACTTGACGGGCGAGTGTGACCCGGCAGGCCTGCGCTTGAACATGTCCTTGAGCGCGACGGCGACAAAGTAGGTCGCCCGCCCCTTGAAGCGCAGCAGCGCAGGGCCGTGCAGCTCGTTGATGGCCCGCTGTAGCTTGTCCAGGCCGCTGATGTCGATGTCGTCAGGCATTGTCCTCTATCCGCTCAAACTCGAAGCTGCAATGCTCATACTTTGCGATGTCCTTCGGGTTGAAGGGCCAGTATCGGCAAATGGGCCGGAACGTTTCCATGTTCTGCCAGATCGTGCATAGGTGCGTCTCTGAATCATAGGCGGGACAGGGGCGCGGCTCATCGGCAATCTCTGTGACCTTGAGCCACCACCAAATGCCCTGCGCTTGCAGCGCCGACCATCCCTCACTGTTCGACCAATCACCATCTTCCACCTCATCTGCCGATGGCCTCTGACTCTTAAAGGACGCCGACATCTGGTACTCTATAGTATGGGTGCAACAGCACTCCCCGCACTGGTTGCACTCCCCGCTGCGCTTGTAAAGAACGAGTTGCCCATTCTCCACAATCCACACGTCCATCTCAGCACTCCTCTCGGGGTTGCCTCTCACTCACTGAATCAATCCCTGCTCCCTCAGCCACGCCTCGCGCTCAGCCTGGCGCTCGGCGAACTCGGCCTCGAGCTGCTCGGGCGTCAGGAATGAGATGCTCGATTCGCACCGACAGTTGACGTGCGCCGGCGGACCGTCCATCGGTAGGCTCAACCGTGTCCATTCATTCTCAAACGCACCCTCTGCTGGCCCGCAGATGGCGCACACCAGCTCATCGTTCATCGTGTTCCAGACCCGCGTTATGGCCAGTTCTGGCGTCTCTCGCTGCAACAGCCCCTGCATCTTATTGGTCGCTTCCGAGTAGGCCCGTGTCGTCTCAGTGACCGCAATCATCTCCGCGCGCACCGGGCCAAAGGCGGGCTCGATCAGCGATTCGATGTCCCCTATGGTCATCCCCGGCGTCTGCACGAAGGCTTGCATTGCCTCGCTAATGACTTCGCGCGTCGTGTCGGTCAGCCCCGTCACCAGCTTGTAGCTGTACTCTCTCGCCCAGCGCAGCGCCTCGGTGTTGATGATCGCCGGGTCGAAGCCTATCCCCACCTCGACGCTCAGCCGCAGGGCGTTGTCCACCATCAGCGCCGATAGCTCGGGCTGCACAGCGGCGCGCAGCTCCTCAGCCAACCCCTCGTAATCGAACTGCTCGCCCTGTTCGATCGCCCGCGCTGCCTGCGCCTGGCGCTCCTTTAGAATGGCCTGCACCTTGCGCTTGATGCGCCGCTCCGCTGCCATTCGCACGTCGAGCGGCGTCTGCTTGAGGAACGAGAATGCGCCTTCGACGCCCACAGCCTCCTGTGCTGCCACGACCTCGGCGTTGAGCCAGTCCGGAATGATGTCGCTGTTAAAGTGCGTTACCTTGCCGCGCTGGATGGCCTTTGCCTTCCACCGGCTCAGCTCGGCGAAGAGATCCGGTGGTGGCCCCATTCCGGGGCCACTGCTTTTGGGCGGGTACGTGCATCCACTCGCTCGCCTGCTGGCTGCTGTGTCCCTGGTCCCTCTTGCGGTTGCGGCCCACCGAACGGCTGCGGGGCAAGGCGCTCCTCTGGCTCGAACTTCTTATCCAGCGATGGTAGGTTGGCGGCCTGGCCCACGCTATCGATCCACGAGCGGACTTCATCGACTGACATCACGTTCGCCGTGTAGGCGGGCAATGCCACCCCATTGATGGTAAAGGCCATACTCTCAGCCTTGGCGATCTCCTCTTTCTGGACCACCTCAATCTCGTTGGTCTTGAACAGCACCCGCAGGCCCAGCTCGTTGAACAACTGGTCGTTGAGCACCGGCTGTATGCGCGTGCGAACCCAAGGGATAAGCGATTGCGTCCACAGCTCATACTGCAAGGCATCCCGTTCGGCCCTGTTCGTCTTGGCTTCGGCCAATCCAGGCGGAATGTTGTGCGCGGCCAGGATCTGTTCGCGCTTGGTGCTCTCCAGTTGTGGCATGGCCAGGTCTTTGACTGGCTGGCCGATGACGGTGGGCACCAGACCGCGTTCGAGCACCGTCGTCTTGAAGGCCCGTCCCACGCCCTTGAGGATCTTTTCCCATCGCGACTGGATGCGCTCCTTTTCGACTGGCGGGACCGAGCCCTCTGTGGTCAGGAATACCGCCGGTATGGCCCCGTTCTCAAAGAATGCAGCCGCCCACGCATTGGCGTTCTTGATCAGAGTCGCCGCCACCTGCCCCACTTCGCCCGCGCCGATGCCGGGGCCAATGTCGGTGGTCGGGCTGAACGCGCGGAAGTACACGATCTGCTCGGCGGGGTAGTCCCTCTGCCTAGCACCCACCTTCTGCCGGAAGACGGTCGGTCCGTCGTCGTCATACTTGAGCACCCGCATCGTGTTGGCGTTGAGCACCTGCAGCTTCGCCAACTGCTGCGATCGACGCCCGAGCCGCTTGAGCACATACGCCGCTGCCTTGAGCGACAGCCACGCCTCTACATCCCAGAGCAGCGGCGCCAGGTCGAGCGGCCACTCCTCTTCATTGTCCTCGTCCTCGTCGCCTTCGGGCAGGGCCAAGCTGTACACGCCATAGGGGATTTGGCTGATGTTGTTGGCGCGCAGGTTCACGCACCAGAACGTCCAGGCGACAGCGGCGTACAAGTCTTGCGGCTTGGTCCCGTCGCCCGCGTCGATGGCCCAGTCCATGAACTCGTCCATGTCGCCGAGCGTCAGTGCCTTGGCCCCGTACACCCCACCCGTGATTGCCGCTTTGTACGTCTGTCTCATAAGAGTGTCATCCAAGCGCCGTATGAGCCATAGTGAGCCAGAACCACAGCATCGCCACAGTCAGGCGAGCGGCCCAGGCGTGCCTTGATTTCGTCTTTGCTTTCGATCTGAATGCCGCTCGCGCTCAGCTTCCAATGTGGGGCCACCAGATCGGCCAATAACTCAGGATCGTCGGGAAGCACCAGGTTGTCGCCCTTCACCGGGTCCAACGCCTCGCGCAGCCCCCAGTACGCCTCAGCGCGCACGTTGCGCATGGACAGCATCCCCGATCGGTCGCGCGTATGCGTTGCTGCCGCAAAGTTCACGCCCACGACGTTGAGATGCTCCCCATCTTCCGACTCATAGTAGGCCAGCGAGTCATAGGCCGAAGATCCCACTCCGATCACGTCAACGTTGATCATTGCCTGCCACTCACCCCCAAGGGCCACAAGAACCTGCATCTTGACTGATTCCCCGTCCGGTGTCTGCCGGCCATCGACCTTGATCAGTGGCGCGAACCAGGTATCATATCGCTTGGCAATGGCCGTCTGGTCATCACCGCCCCTTGCCACATCCACGCCGACTGCTGACAGCGGCGTGTCCGGTTGCTCTGTTTGCTTCCCGCGCCGCTGTGCCTGCCGTACCCACTCGGTCGGTATCACCTGCCACGGGTCATCCTGCACGCCGATGGTAAAGTCGCCATAGAGAAGCTGCGTTCGTAGCGGCTCCGGTAGGTTGTTCAGGACTGTGCCGTATTCCGTCTCGCTCAGGTACGGGTTGTCACCCAGCTTTGCCGGAATGAAGGTGCGCGACCTCGGCGTGATTGCCTGCCCGTTGTGCTCGAATGGTTCTGGCCCTTCGACCTCGATGTTCTTGCTGTCCACGATGGCGAACCACCGCAGCTCCCCCGGTTGCGCCGGGTTGGGATGGTGCTCGCTCAGCCACGGCGCCCAATACTCAATCACCCACTGCCCATCCGCGTGCATCGGCGGGTTGCCTGCACAGATGACCCGGCACCGCTGATCCTCGTCAACCGTTCGCAGCCACCCAATCAGGAAACGGTACTGCGACTCCAAGAACTCGGGCAGCTCGTCAAAGCCGATAAAGTCGTGTGGCCTCCCTTGGTACTTGTGCTTGTCCCGGTCATACTGACAGGCCCCGAACTCCAGCGCCCGCTTGCCAGGCAGGTCACGCCATGCATGCTCGATCCCGTTGTACCGCCCCTTCGTGCCGATGATCTCCCGACTTCGCTCGATCAAGCCCGCCGGCCCTGATAGCTGGGTCAGTTCGCGCCGGAAGATGATGGAATGCCGGTGCGCTGTAGCGGCCAGGCCGAGCAGCAGGTCACTCTTGCCTCCCCCCGCTGCCCCGCCATAGTAGACCTCATCCGCCTGACTCAGCGCTGCCATCCACTGCGGTGTGCTCTGTGGCATCCACAGGGCCTCGCTGTCCATCACTTCGCTCAGCCAGGAGACCTCCGAGGGCTTGAGCGAGTGTGTCCAGGGCTCGACTATGGTACTCAGCTCGAGTGTCGTCAACTTCTATTGCCTTCCCACCTGGGCCGCTGATCTCGCTGCGCTGCACCGGCTTCCCCATCAGGTAGTCGCTCAGCCACTGCCGGGCGGTAGAGTCGCCGGCCTTGGCGCGGGCCACTGCCGTGTTGACGATGGTGGCCCAGTCCTTCAGCGTGACGTGGCGAGAGAGCGCGGCAAGATACTTCTCTTCCGTGCTGCGCTTGGGACGACCGTTCGGGTTGCCCGAGTGTCCCTTGGCGAATTGTCCGTTGTCCTTCCTTGGAGTCACTGATCCTATCCTGCTATCAGGGCTTCTCTCTCTCCCGCCCAGTTGTGACACACGAAGTTGTCACACCCGTCCCCGTCCTCAGGCCAGCGGTTCGTGCCGTCTATCTTGCAGAATCCATCGCCCACGAACACCTCTGCTGGAATCTCCGCTCCATCACCGCCGTTGTAGGCGTAATGAATGCAGAAGTCGCATACTTCAGACCGACAGGTTGAGCATCTCTTCATTCATCACCCCTCTGCGTGGGGGCGGTTCAGGAGCCCACCCGTCCCCGCCCCGCACGCATCAAAAAGGAGGAGAGATGATGACGCCTACCGTCTCCACGGCATTCCGTACCGCGTGATATACGGGTCTGGGCCCCAGCCCTTGCCATAGTGCGCAGGGTCTTCCTCGGGACCGAATACCTCTGTGTGCCCGAATACTTCTGTGTGCCCGAATATGGTCCCGTTGTCTTGGGGTACACCGACCGACATTGTGCCGCTATTACAGGGCGCACAACACCACTCAAAGCTGGCCAGCGCCTCATCACTCAGGCTGTCCCACGCCTCAAGCTCAGCCCTCAGTTCGCGCGGCTTGACCCACCACGCACGATAGGCCAGCGCACCGTACATCAGCCCACACAAGAATGCTGCAATCATCTCACCCTCCATAACGGATGGCGCCCGGCCCACGCGCAGTCGCAATGCTCGCCTGCCCCGCCCTCCTACCCTGCCGGGCGACATCCGTCTCAGACCCCCTTGATTATAGAACTCAGAACTTCACCGGCTCACATTCGGGCGGATTCTTCCAGCGCATCACACAACCAAAGCGGCCCACACTCGGAATGCAATGAGCAACGCCATCCGTGTCTAGTACGCGATGGGTTGAGCCGCCAGGACGCAAATAGAGCGTCTTCGGATTGGGAATGCGATAGACACGTATGTTGTCCGTATCTGGATCAATCCATTCGTACTCACGCCACAATTCGTGGCTGATGTCATATGAACTAAGGTCCGACATTCCTCCTCCTCACAGCGTCATCTTCACCATCTGCTGGCCCTTCTGCAACCCGGGCCGCAGCTCCAGCTCAATACCGCCAATCGGCTGTGGCAGGTAGCCCGCCCACTCGGTGTACGTCGACGGTCCGCCGTCGTTCACAGTGCGCATGAAGGTGCCACAGTAGCCCCCGAGCCGTTCCTGCGTTCGAATGTGCCCGTAGCGATCCACATACTCCACCGCACGCCGGTAGGTGTCGGCGTTATGGCTGTGGCCGAACAGCACAAAGTCGGCGTCGTGCGTCCACAACCACCGCTCCATGTTCAGCGCCTTGGCCCCGCCGAGGCGTCCACCCGTGAAGCCGTGGTGGACGTTGCCCTTAATCACCGTTGAGCCGGCGTGCTTGTCAGGGCCAAAGCAGAAGCACAACTGCAGCCAGCCGTACACCCCGAAGGCCAGGTCGTGGTCATTCGGGAAGCCGCCCCACCCCTTGATCGTGACCACGATCTCGCGGTAAATGTCGCGCTCGAACTTGCGAAGGATCGTGCCCTCGTGGTTGCCGGCGACCAGCCCCAGGCATTTGCCCGCGATCGGCTTGACGATGGACAGGAAGTGGTCACGCTGGGCCTCTGCCAGATCCACGAGGTCGGCCACGCCAATCCACTTCGCCAAGACGCCCGGGTCGAAACGCTTGTCGTGAATGTTAACGAACTCGCAGTAATCTCCCATGCCGATCCAGTAGCACATCGGGTCGGCCTCGATACGGGCCACGACCTGGCGCAGCAGCTTCTCATCACATGCTGCCGTGCCGATATGGACGTCCCCGATGGGCACGATGCGGTACACCGTATCCGCGTTTCGCGGTACGTTGTACCACTCTCGCCTTAGTGTACGTGCCATCTACAGGCCCAACGCCTGCTTCGCCCACGCGGTGCCTAGTGCCAAGGTAATCGCGCCGAGAGCACCGCCCCCCCATTTCAAGATACGGATGGTTTGCTTTACTTCTGACAGGTCGGCATGGTCGTCACCAACCATCGTCTCTATCTTGTCCACCTTGTCGATAAGATAGTCGAGCTTGACGCCCAAGATAGCTATGGTTGTGCGCCCATTGTTGGTGGCCTGGTCTGGTGGTGTCATGATTCCGTGCGCCCCTCACGGCTGATAGCTACGCCTTGAATTTCTCTTTTAGTTCGTACTCGCCAATGGCCCCACATGCAGCGACTGCCCCGGCCAGCGCAATCATCCCGACGCGGATGTATAGCATCGCGGCCTCGGGCACCAGCCCCTCAGAGATGGCCGCCGCCAGGCCGGAAAAGGAAAGGCCCAGACAGAACACGACGATCCAGATGTTGCGGGTTCCGTTCAGGCCGAAGGCAGTCTTGAGGAATTGAACGACGCGGGGAATGAGCCATACGAGCGCAACGCCGCCGATGGCAAGCTGCGCAAAATCAAACTGTGGCATAGTACGCTCCTCCTAGAACCGAGGCTGATACGGTGGTCCTAGCGTAAGCATACCACAGAGGATACCCCACTCTCTGGGGTATTAGACGCTCATTTGTTCAAAGTCGAGATACCAGAAGCCATCCCCGTCCTGCTTGAGTGCGGGGTCCGCAGCAGCCAGTAACTCCATTGCGCGGTAGGCCGTGTCCCACTTGACGACGCCCATCAGGTCCACCACGTCGCAGGTGCGCATGGCCTCCCCGTCGCGTAGGTGGCCGCAGATGAGATAGCCCTTTTGCAGTGCTACCCATTCGCGCTGTTCGGCTGTCTCGCGGACCCGTTCACGCCAAGCCGCTCGCCCCGGCTCAGTCATGCTCATGATTCCTCCCTCTCCGCCACTATCCGCTCGACCGCCTGGTCCAGTTCCCGCTGCCACTTGTTGCGTAGGCGGTAGCTGGTCTTGGCCATCGCCTGCTGCTTATGGTGCGTGCGGTAAAAAGGACATCGTTCGTCCTTTTGGTTACATTCGGCACCATCCTCCAGGTAGAGCGGGCACCGGTCCTCACACGTCGCCACTTCTGCCGCGTCCGGGTTGGGCAACCAATGCTCGCACCCGTTGCCAGGGAGGTGGCCCCACGGCAGTTCACCGCGAATGTCGCCCCAGGTCAGGTCGTTGGGGCTGTGGCTGTAGATGGTCATGCTGCTTCCCACCGGATCAGATTGCGAATGTGGATCGCGGTGTAGAGTAGGACGCCGGGCAGCAAGCCCCACTGTTGCGTCCAGATAGCATAGATGATCCACAACACTTGATTGGCAATGCCGACGCGCGGCCCCCACTTGGTTTTGTTGCCCATCAGCCAAAGCATCACGGCGCTTGTGCCACTCAGCACCCAGGACAAGGCTTCCGGTGTCATCCTACATACTCCTCAAATGGAATCTTGAATCGCACGCTGAACCAGAACAGGCGGGACCAGTAGCGCGTATAGCGGCGCAGTTCACGCTCTGTCCAATGCTCGCCCACAAAGCTATTCTTGTGCAGTGCGTCGAGCGGCTGATAGCGCATAGGATCAGGGAATGATCCTGTTTTCCATATCTCGCTCAATCGGTATAGCGCATCCTCTGGCGTGTCATTGTAGCCAATCAGGACATAGACGAAGACGCGATCAGCGGGGAACCCGGCATGCCGTAGCATTTCATAGGCACGCCGAAATGGGCGCTCATAGGTCATGTCGTCCCATGCCAATCGCGCAATGCAGTCTAGCTCAGCCAGTCGTTCCGCATGGTGCTTGGTCAACAGCCGCGCATCCAGCCCTTGATTGAAATCGATGCCTTCGAGCAGCTTGAGCCTGTCCACTACATTGTCGAAGTGTGCGCGGCTGCATGCGAGCAGGTTGTTGTCGCATATGATGGGACGCACGGGCCAGTCGTCCAGCTCTACCAAGTCGCCCTCTATCTTCGGGATCGCGCAAAATCCACACCGCCGGATGCAACCCCGGCTGGTGAACGTCGCCGCTGGGTTGTGCCAGGGTAGCGCATCCACCGCCATCCCGTTGCATTCGGCCACGTCTGCCAGGTAGTCGGGCATCAGCTTCACCGCTGGCCCACCTGCCCTGACACGGTAGCCCATCTCGCGCAACCACACGGCACGGCTGTAGGCCTGGGGCAAGTCCCACGTGAACACGACGGACAGCAGCGCCGTGTTGCCGTCAATGTGCTCGATGGGGCGCTTACTCCACGTCATGCCATTCTCTCAATTGCGTGACCCAGCCAGGTGAGCAGCAAGGCCAGGATAAACACAAGAATGGGCAACAGACACAATTCATCAACGATCACCGTATCCTCCCAAGCGCGCAATATGTCCTCTGTCCTGCGACGACCCCCAGAACTGGGTGGTGGCGCGGATGGGGGTGGTCACGGCAGCTCCTCCATCCCCTTCACCCACTCGAGCGCATCGTCGAAGCGGCGCCAGATGCACCCGTCGACGTATGGCGAATTGAAGTACGGCCGGTGCGTGTCCCACCAGTCCTCTTCGGCCACGGTGAGGGTGTTGGTATGCGCCTTCAGTTCCACATACAGCAGGCGCCCATGCCCCAGGTATACGCGGTCTGGATGCCCTGCGAGCTGCCCGCGCGTCTTGCGGTTCTGGGAGAACTTGTCAACGTGGAACCCGGCAGCCTCCATGAAGCCGTCGATGTCGTGCGCCAGCTCGCTCTCGTCAGGCATCAGCCTCTCCCCCACCAGCGGTCAACGATAGGCCCAAACGTCACGCAGAACAGCATCAGGGCCAGCCACGCCAGGACCGCATAGACGTTGCGGAAGTACGCCAATGCCACAGAACTCAGCACGAATACCACAAGCGTGATCACGCCGCCTGGCGCACAATGCCATAGGTTAGGCATCGTCGGCCTCCTCTTCAGGCACCTTTACCGCCAGCCACCGATTCGCCATCTCTATCCGCTCTTCATGTGTCAGGGTAGCGTCTTTGACTAGTCCCTCAAGCGCATAGGCCAACGCCCCGATGGTCGCTTGGCGGGTGTCTCTCATCTCACGCCTCCTCCTGCCACTTGTGATACACCTCCACGCCCAGGGCGTTTAGCTGGATGTTCACGACATCATCATCGAACCAGAACACGCCCACATCGTCACCTGGCGGCTGAGGACCAATGAAGCTCCGCCCCATGACAACCGTTGTCGCTGGCTCCCAGGGGCACCAGCACGACGGGTCGGCGTCGCGTTCGCGTAACCACAGCTTTTTCATCTCACGCCTCCGGGTACAGCCAGAAGTATAGCCGCCGCTCGACCTGCCACGTCAGCCAGCACCGCCGGTCGCTGCATGCCTCGAAGGCGGCATTGTGTAGGTCTCTGCAGTGGCGCACAAATGCACGCCAGATCCAGCGCTGTATTAGGTCTCTCATCTCACCTCTCCTCCCCGCCGAGCACGTACCGGCACCCGCTGGCGCACCAGTCGAAGTTCAACAGGATCGAGGCAGCGCACCGGCTGTAGCACCGGCCCAGCGGCAGCTCGTTCATCAGCGTCGGGGTGGACGGCGACGCCACCCGGGTCGTCACAAGCAGGCCGACGAGTAGCACCATCACGGTCAGCCATCTTGCTGTTCTCATGTCGCCTCCCCGGGCCACTCACGCACCATCAGGTCGGGTGGCGTCTCCTGGCCAGGCCCCGCGCGCTTGAAGAAATAGGGCACGCCTGCCGCCTTGCACTGGTCGCGCAGGTCGCGTGCCCAGGCCAGGTTCATCGGGCGAGCACCAGGCCCTGTTTCGGCGCCGCATATCACCCAGTCAAGTAATGGCGGCTTGTCAATGTATGCCGTGCCCAAGCAGGCGGGGCAGTCTGTCCCGGCGATTCCCTCTCCGGTGCTTCCGCAGACGTAGCATTCTTCGCTGCCGCCTAGCCAACGGGACAAGTCAATGGCTGACAGCATCGGCTCCACGCTCACCCCACGCACCATGAAGGCCGTCTTGACTAGCCACGGTATCCGTTCATCGGCACGCGCCTGGTTCTCAGCAGTGACCATGCCGATGATGTGGGGCGGCATGTCCATTTCGTTGTCCACGATCCAGTCGTGCATTGCCTTCGCCCGCTTGGTGAGCACGATATATGTGTTCTGCGGCGTGCCACACATCACGGCCCACAGGTCGGCGCGGAAATACTCGTCGACGTCCTCGTGGAACAGGTCGGACATACTGCACATGAAGACGGTACGCGGCTTGCTCCACTTCAGCGGGTCACGCCACTTGTCCCGGTGCAGCGTGACGTCGAACTCATGGGGTGCTACTGGATACCCGAACCGCCCCGCCAGCCGCTTGGCCATGCGCCGGGCGTAGCAGTTGGCACACCCTTCGCTGATGGGGGTGCAGCCGGTAATGGGTGACCAAGTTTCCCCAGTTGTCCCTGGACGATTGAGCCATTCTATTCCGTGCATCTCACGCCTCCTTCGCGTTCCTCACGTCGCCGCGTAGCTCGAGCAGGGTGCCCTAGAAGTTGAGCTTGTCAACTCTCAGCTCCAGCTCACACAGCTTGAGGTATTGCGGCTGGAACCATAGCGGCCACGTCCAACGTCCATTCTCAAATCGCTGCTTCTGCATGCTCATGATCAGCAGGCCCTCAGTCACGGGAAGTTGGCGCCCGTCAATGTCCACAATCCCCTCACGGGGCTCGGTGAGCCAAGGACGCCACAGGCTGAAATACTTGTCGGCCGTCTGTTCGATGCTGCTGGCCCATTGTGCATCCCACAGGCCGGGCGTCTTGTTCTCGCGGCTGTCTACCTCTCGCCGCGCCTGGACCGCCACGGCAGCCGGGCATCCAACACGCTTCGCAAGTTCTTTGCAGCGGTGCGCGGCCTCTGTTACCTGCTTCATCCGGTCGGCCTGCGTAGGGATGGGGATAAGCTGAATGTAGTCAAAGCACATCAGCGTCGGGCGCACACCGTAATCGTCAGCCATGCTTTCAATGGCGGCGAACACCGCATCTGGATACATGCGCGGCGACTTGGCATTGGTGCGGGCCAAGCTATCGCCGATAATCCAGATCGGCATGCCCGCCCGCTTCATCGCTTGGCGCTCTACCATATCGAGGTCCACCTTACCCCAGGCGAGATCGCTCACTGTGTAGTTCTCGCTCACGTCAAGGACAGCATTGATTTCCTCCGTGACCTGTTCCCACGTCACATACACCACCGCCTCGGTATCTACCGTACCCCGCATCTGGATGCGCCTGGCCTCCGCCCGTGCAAGGTAGGCCAGCATCGATGTTTTTCCATGCCCTGGTCGTGCCACGAACACCACCATGTCGCCCGGGTGAAAGGGGATCACCTTGGCATCCACCGCCGGGATGCCGAATGGCACGCCGGGTGCATCCTTCAGGTGCTTGGCCCAGGCCACTTGTTCCGCTGCCAGTTCTGCGGGTGAGTGTACGAGCTGGCTGTAGTCGATCATCAATTGCGTATCCTTATCACCTTGCTGCCTGTCTCTAGTGTCCCGTCGCGTATCTGTCGCGCCGCGTAAGTAAGCATGTCCACATAGCTGTCTTGGAAGGGCGTATTCCACTTGTGGTGTTGTAGGTGCCATTCGCCCCACTCTTTGTCCGGCAGCACTTCGTGTGCCTGCAGAAGCTGCTTGACAGACACGCTATGCTCCCCCCCCAGTTTCTCGAATTGCTTCAGCCACCCTTGCCCTTGCGTTTTCTTCAGCGACATTGCGTCTTGCCCCGTCAACTCACAAAACGCCTTCACCACCGGGAAGACGGGGTGCAATCCCTCAGCGCCAAGCATGGCCCAGTCTGGTATGCCACGTTTCTTGTGCAGGTCACTGGCGGCCACGATATCCAACACGATGTCGCCCGTCTGCTTGAACTTCTCCGCGTCACCGTTATCGGGTATCCCCTCACTCCCATCGTGCCAGTCTATCTCATCAAGATCGCCAGGAGGAACCGACGCGGAAGCGTCGTCTTCTTCTCTCTTACCTTCTCTCTTCTTTCTCTCTTCATGTGACTTTCTGTTACAGTGAGAGTCACTTTCTGTTACAGCACTGCTACTTTCTGTTACAGTGGAATCGGGGGTGTCACTCTCTGTTACAGCATCCAGACGTACCTGGATCTGCACCTTGCCGGTGTCACGGTAAGTATGTGGTCGGTTGCGCAATCCTGGTGTGGTGTCTTCCAGATAGCCGACATCACATAGCTTCCCGAGCCACCGCACTACCGTCTGCCGGCTCATGCCCAGTTCGTTCGCTATCGTGTCCATCGACGCTTGGCACACGCCGCGCTCGCCCTGGCAATAGCGCCATACGCGCCCATAGACGCTAGCGCCTACCACGCCCACAGTTTGGATCACCACGTCGAATAGGGGAGTAAAGTTCCCCATCTCGGTCGTAAAGTTAGCCACTGTCTCGCCCCTGTTCCTTACGTCTTCGTATCATAAGCTGAAGCGCATAGCCCCGCATCTGAGCATCTGTGATGCCCAGCACGCAGCGTCTGAACAAATCCCATACGTTTTTTGGCGGCAACTTCGGGGGCATCAGTTCACCACCTTGGCCCACTTGACAAAATCCGCGAACTCCTTGGGCTTGCCTCCCTTGAGAAAGAAGTCGTCTGGCTTTACCGGGAATGTACAGACACGCACGTCCATCTTGCTCTTGGTAGCAATCTCTTTGCCCAATGCCATGGCCTTATCCTGCACATCTGGATCAAGTGCCACGTATAGCCGCTTGACATTCTCAAAGTGGGGTAGCCAGCGCATGTCAAAGCCAGATGCGCCAAGAATGCCCACCGCCGGCATAACATGCGAACTTACGACGATACTCTTTTTCTCTCCCTCCACCACCAGGAGCGTGTCATGTTCTTTGGTCCACCGGGCATTGAAAAGCAGCTTCCCGGGCAGCCCCGCCATGTGTGGTCGGTAGCGATCACCATTGGTAGCGTCTATCAGTCGATGGCGGATATTGAGCAGCTTGGTCCATGTGCTGTCAAAAACGGGGATAGTATAAGACGCTTGGCGGGGAGCGGTCGGGCAGTTGTAGCACACGCCGAGTTTGTACTCGTCTATCGCCGAATCATAGATGCCTTGCGAATGCCACCATTCCCGGTCGGAGTCGTCGAGCAGTTTGTGATACTTGATGTGGTCCGTGCATTCCAGCATCCGTTCGAGTGCGGTAAGCTGGCGCTGCATCTGTTCGCGCTCCCGTCTGGCGCGGCGCGCCTCTGCTTCTATCCACAGTAGGCGCCGCTCCTCTGCCGAGAGCCTGTTATCTTCCTCGTCAAGCCATCCCGTATGGTCGCCTGGTCGACAGAAATAGCCTCCGTCTTCGAACAACACGAACCCGTCTGTTTCTGCTTTGTGGCAGATAGGACAAGGGCCATTCGCCTCATGGTGATTCTTGATTCTGAGTTCAAGCCCCGGCCAGCGTCGTTGCGCCAGCGCGACGGCTTCCTCAATTGATGCTAATTCCATAGCTCGCCCCTATGGTATCGCTGTTGGTTGGTTAAGCTAGTGCATGTTCCTCTTGCATATGGCACGGTTGGCAGAACGATACAAGGTTGTCCAGTCTATTTGCTTCCCGATAGTTTTCGTTCTCTCCAGGCACATAGCCGAACTCACAGAATGGCTTGATGTGGTGAACAGATAGGGCTTGGTCACAATCTTGTTGGTGGATACCGCATCTCTGACAAGTGAACTTGTCGCGGCGCCGTGCCTTTGCCCGCTGCTTGTACCAGTTTGGACCATAATACTCTGCACGTCCGCCCTTCCACTGATTGCTGTTTTCCCCGCATAACTCTTGGGAGCGCCAACGCCCATAGCACTCTCGACTACAAAAACGGGATAGACCATTGTCGGCTTTCCACTTGCCGACAAGATATATCTTGCCGCACCATGCGCATTCCTGCTCTCTGCCGCCCCAGTGCGGGGAGTTTGATCCTGTCCAGTTCTCAGATTGCCATGTTGCCTGGCATTCCCGGCTACAGAACCTGGTCGCGTCTTGCTTGCTCTCTATGATGATATAGGTGTGATGGCACTGAATGCATTTTGCCTCTATACGTTTGCGAGACGCCTTTCCAAAGCACTCGGAGGAGCAATAGTGCCCGACATCCTTTTCTATCTTCCAGCGGGGAACGTAAAAGGATGTGCCACAAATGAGACATGCCCTCGTTTCGCCGAGGCTAGCGGCATTGTCTTGGCATTCCTTGGAGCAATACTTGCTATGGTGTTGGCGGCTGGCAACGACATTATATGTCTTGCCGCAATGCTGGCAGAGAAGGTTCACTCTACCTCGCCTTGGTGCACGCGCCATAATTCCTCCCAAACGCAAAAGACCCCATACCGCGACACGTGTCTCCGGTTGCCTAGACCAAGAGACGGGGACTTGCGTCCACGTGTGCGATATGGGGACCTTTGCCCACATGCGTATGGGATTGTGACCGGAGACGGAAAAGTCCCCGCACACTCTTGGTCTAGGCTTGTCCAGATCATATCACGATTCCTCTGCCGTGTCAACTCGCGCCTACCGCCCGCCCCCCGCGGCCTTCACCAGCACGCCAATCTTGCGGGTGGCCGTCTCCGTTCGCCGGGTCGCCTCGCCGAACTTGGCGGCCACGTCCTTATCGGGGGCGTCTGCCATGAACAGCATGAAGCCGTCGATACTCGCATCCATCGCGTAGACAGTCGCCGCCTTTAGTTGGGTCGCCTCCTGGCACACATCGTCGAGGTCGTCCACTTCCCGCTTGATGCTCTGCAACTCGCCGATCACCGGCGACAGGGCGATACGTGACGTGCTCGCTGCACGGTTGAAAGTGTCGCTGAACTGCACCACCAGCGAGTTGTAATCGTCAAGGAACCGTGCCGTCGCTTTGCGCGGGCAAGCCGTGCCATAGTTCACGAAGCTATATATGGCCCCGGCTGCCAATGCCAATACCAGGATCCCGATCAGTACATAGTGTCTCGTCTTCATGTTGTCTCCTCTCTGTGATTCGGCACGGTTGCCCGGTGTCAACTCGCGGCCTCCCACAGCGCCGCCTGCTCTAATCTAGGCACCTGCATTGCCACTGTGTACACGCGCTTGTGGGCATCTACCGCCGACACAATACCTTCTTCTTCCCACTTCGTCAGCGCGTTGTGAATGAGCACCCTTTCGCCGACTTTGGGAAGCGAATCAATTTGTCCCACATAGACGCAGGCATCCTGTGTGTTATTCTGTTCCCTATAAAGCATGGCCCTTCTCATCATCCCTCTACCGTCCATCCATAGTCGTCAACCACCCACCTTAGCTGGGGAAGCCGTCCTCGCTCATGGGAGAACGAAAGTCGTTCCAATGTGGCGGCGGGATACCGCCAGAACACGCCATCTCCCAATTCGACCGCGACAGATTCCAGCTGTTTCGTGCCTGGCAGGATAGATACAGGGCCACCAGCCACAAAGAGGCCGTCCCCCTCGAACGTGATTGTCACATGCTTGATATATGGCATCACCCCTCCACCTCGGCGCCGGGGGCCAGTGGCACAAATCCCTCATACACAGGGATACCCCGGGCTTGCGCTGCCGCGACTTCGATGTCAGCCCCGCTTGATTCGCCGCCCAGGCGATAGAGGGCGTCGGCCAGCTCCAGCCACTCCAGGTCCATGTCGGTCCAGTACGTGTAGTGGTGCGGGTCCACCATATGCCACAGGTGGAACAGGTGCGGGCAGAATGGAAGCCAGCCGCGCCTTCGTGCCACGCTTGCGATGGAGATGGCCTTGCGCACATTTACCACCACGTCGCCCTTGGTGTAGGGCCCGGCGATATAGAGGATCGGCGTGTGTGTCATCGCGTCCCGGCCAGATCGTCGCCGTGTGCGGCGATGGCACATAGGCACCACACCGTCAGCAGTAGCACGCAGATGGCAGCCGATATGACGATGCCGCCGAGCAACTGGCCAATGCTGACGTACTGTAGCAAGAGGGCCATGTCACGCCTTCCCCGCGTCTCGCCACCCGCGCCACGCCGAGTACGCCAGCGAGGCGACGAACAGGGCCAGGGCGAACCAAAGCCCATAGCTGTCCATGAACGCATAGAGGTCCATCATGCCTCCTCTGCTTGCTGTGCCCGCAACTCCATCTCGGCGGCGTGGGTGTAGAGCGCCAGCAATGCCTTGTCGCACCGCGACTGCGCATCTGCCCACGCCTGCGTGCCCGACTCAGTCATACCGATGGTTGCGCATAGCGCGCCATACGCAAGGATGTCACTTCGCCACTTGTTCTGCAGCGCCCACAGCGCCGTCTTGCCGGGGCCGAAGTCAGCCGCTCGTACCATCATCCGTCTCCTTCCCCCTCAGCTTCCGGCGGCACCGGGCGCATGTCGGGACCACGATGCCGCCGTCTTGCTTGGGGGCGTGATAGGGTCGTTGACACCATGAGCAGATGCCAGCCGCCCGTGCCTCGTGCGCGGGGATGAAGGTCATGGCCAAACCCCTACCCCACACTGTGTCGCCGCGATCATGATCCCCACCGCCAGCAGGGTGAGGATCACGATCGCGATGCCGGTGTTGAGCGCGGACTGGTAGCGGCTAAGCATTGGGGGCCTCCTTTGCCAGCTCCAGCAGCCACTCCAGCTCTGGAATGCTGAGATCCCACTGAGGCGCGGTCGGATACGGCGCATCTGGATTATCGGATCCACCGTGGGTAATCAAGACACCCCAGGGCAATGGGCGGGCAAGTACGCCAGAGGTCACAGTCGTGTCGGGGCAGCGCTGCCATTCACTCACTGGAGGCCTCCTTGCTCTTGGCGTAGTCGATCAATGCTTGCCACGCCCGGTCGACGTGGATCTCGTCGTCGCCTGTACCCAACTTCTCACCAGGGTACACGTCGGCGATGGCGTTCTTGGCGTCTTGCATGGTCTCGTAGTCAAGCTCCGCAAAGCGGTGCGCACCCCAGAGCTCAGTAAAGTCGGCGGGGGGTGTCAGGGCGTCCCACTGGTCGGCGGGCGCCTGTTCGGGAGCAGGCGCCGTGGGCGTGGCACTTGGTTGCTTGGGTGCGGGCTTCTTCTGTTGTGGCTTTGCCGCCTGCTTGGCCGTGGACTTGTACCCATTGCCAGAGGCCCCGTTCCCATCCACGTCTTCCTCGCTGGTCACGCCGAGCATTGCGGTCAGCGTGTAGCGGCGCATGTAGGTCAGCGCGCTGCCGAACGCCTGCAACTCGTTGACGGCCCTGTTGCCCGACAGGCTGGGCACGGCAACCTCGCTGCCCACCCACTCGCCGCTTTGGTGCATCAAGATGGTTTCCAGCACCAGCGCCCCATCTTCCAGCGACACGAGCGGCTGGAGGAATGACAGTCCGTTCGCTGCCAGCGGCTTGCGCACCGCTGCAATGATGTCGTCCAGGGTACAATACTGGTTGCCAAGGTGCTTGTTCTCGCCCGACTTCTGCACTGCAGGGAATGCGCCCTGCGCTTTGGCCAGCGCCTCGGTGAGCGCCGATATGGTTTCGCTGCGTTTCATCTCAGTTCTCCTTTTTGGTCCAGCTACCTACAACCGGCATTTCGTGCGCCGAGCGCCGTCTCGCACTCATCGCGTGCAAGCACCGCATTCCAGCGCTGATACCACGCCCATCTGTTGAGGCGCAGAGGCTCGGGTATGTGGATGCCTGCCATCTCCATCCGGTCGATACCGCGTTCCACATCCTCACGGAAGAGATCGCGGGACGGGCCGTAGATGGCCACGGCATCGCAATATTCGGCGAAGGTCATGCGCCCGTTGTGCTGATCCATCGCCGCCAGCTCGATATTGCTGGGGGCGGGCAGCGTCGCCAAGTCGTCCGTGTAGATGGTCATGTCGCCTCCTTGCTGAATTGGCGGATCGCCTACTGGTCTAGCTAGGGCCAAACTTCCCGGCGCACAATGCGGCCCACGTGGGACTCTATCACACCAAACCGCTCACCCAATTCTCTCTGCGAATGCCTGCCGGTGGTGTAAAGCCTGCGGATCTCGCGGACTTTCTCTTCCGTTAGTTTGGCACGGCCGTTCTTTTCGCCACGCCGATTCGCGCGTCGTCCCTTTTCCACCGCATCTGCGATATTCTCAAGCTGGCTCGCCGCAAACAAGTGGGCTGGATTGACACATCGCGGATTGTCGCATGTATGGCAAACGCACATGCCTTCAGGTATCGGCCCATGCTCTAGCTCCCATGCGATCCGGTGAGCCAAAACCATGCGCCTGCCCAGCCTGAATCGCCCATAGCCCTGCCTGTGCTGCACGGCTTTCCAGGGCCAGCATTCATCTTCTCCGCGTATATCTATCTTGGACCAGTACCGCCCTTCCCAGTCTCTTGCCATGTGATGTTCCTTTCCCAAAAGTCGTTGGTGCAGATTCCGAAAAATGTGGTATGATCTCTGTAAGGTTGAAGGCCACGAACCCGCAAACTCACCGTTGACTGGGTTGTCTGGGCCTCACCTGCGGCGCTGGGGCCGCTGACTTTCCAAGAGGGCCGGCCCAGCACGGCCCCACATCGCCCTGGTCCTGGTAGCCCACGCTCGCCCCGTGGGCTACTGTGCTAGTGGAGCCAATCCTTGGGTATCGCGTCCTGTGTGGGCCAGAATCGGACGGCGTTACTGGGGATTTCGTAGATGTAGCCATCTGTGCCCTCAATGATTGCGAAAGGATGTTCCGATGTACCGCCCCAGCAATGGAAGTGTCCACACCGGGAGAATCGAAAGTCTGGAGAATCTTGATTAGTGTGATACAATACTTTGCGCAGTCGCTCCATCATTCATCTCCTATCGGAGATTCGCGCCGTCCACATCGCGGGCAATACCACCAGCCGCGATACTGCACATACTCGACGCTGCCACAACGACACTGATAGTGTGTGCCCCGGTTGTGGCGCGGGCGAGGCCATAAGTACTTCTTGATGAGGGGGAGGCGTTGTTCCCATGAGATGTCGCCGCCAATCCAGCGCCGCATCACGCGCTCCTTTCCACGGTCGCATACCACAGCGCCCACGAGAGGTCGTCCACCAGGCGCTGTAGCGCCCCTGGTCGGAAGGTGTCCCGAAACGGGACCAATTCGCCACGGTCGAGGTGGAAGCGGGCAGCGCAGCCCGGGCAGATGATGTGACCGCGGTCGGGCAATGCGGTACCACAGTGGGGGCAGTTAAGCATCGGGGGACTCCTTGGGCTCGGCCTTGGCGATGGCGGCCTCCACTTGCGGAACGGGACAGCCCTTAGCGTGGATGATTGTCTCTGGTCCACCCGAATCGGGACTCAGCCCGTCGCAGAGGGTGCATTGCCATGCTATGACGCTTATTCCGTGATAGCGCCTATCTGACCAGTTCAGCAGATTCTTGCACGCCGCCAGCAGGTCGGATACGGATCGGTGCAGCGCACAACGCAGCAGTCCAGGTGTTATGTCACTACCGGGATACCAGATGATCTTGCAGCCACAGGTCAGTCTCTCAACAGTCGGATTCTCTGTGCGCCACCGTTGCCGGCCCATCATCCATCTCCTTGCTTCGGCGGGCTGCGGTGGATGCCGAGCTCGCGCTCGAGGGCGTGGCCGATGCCGTCGATGCACGCACGCGTACCGTCAGGGAACTGGACGGTCGGCTTCTTGCACTCGGGGCAGGGCGGGCCGAGCTTGGCACGCACTCGGGCAACGTGGTTGAGGTCGTAGGGATTGATGGCGTTAGGCATCTCAGGGCTCTCCTTGTGGTGGCTTGAGCGCCTTAGAAGACGGGTGGCCAGCCCGCGCTCAAGCCGGTGTGGCCACCATGCGTGCAGGCTGTGTTAGTCATCCTGAATCGAGACTTTCCAACCGGCGGGTACAAGGTTCACGGCTTGAGCAAACAATGCCTCAAGGCTATCGCGGAAGTCTATAAACTCTGCGTGCCGTTCCTCTAGTTCCGCGTCGGTTTCGGCAGGCAAGTCGGTGCATACTATGAGCGTGATGGTCCCAAAGTCTTCCATCATCGCCCCCCGTCGGGGACCCGGGCGGCGTCATCGGGGGAGTCCTCAAATGTGCGGTGGTAGTAGTCTTCCAAGTAGCCCCAGATGCCAGCACTGCCACGTTCGACCAGTACGGCAAAGGCATCATTGGCGGCAAGGCCGGATCCGTCATAGTAGCACGACTTACCATCCAGGTAGTCGCAGTTCTCGGCTTGCACTTCTTGGCCTTCCCATAGGGGCTCGGGACTGTGATAGCCCACATCAGCGGGGAGGGGCTGTGTAAGGGAGCGCGGCTTGTTCTCCCACTCCTTGGCGATGTGTGGCAGTTGCCAGTTGGTAAATAGCACGAACTGGACTGCGCCCCGTGGCCCCTTGAGCACAAGGCGCATATTGACGCCATGCGCGCCGTAGTTCTTGGTGGGGTCGGGGTTGCGCTTGTCATAGGCGGCCGTGAACTCGACGATGCGTTGAAGTTCTGCCATCGTTCACTCTCCTATCGTGGCGGTGACATAGTCTGCCGGAGTATCCACCATACGCCGCTGCCGCCAGTCGTCCCACTCGCGGATGATGCGGCGCAAGGTGGCCGAGCGGCCCGCGTCGTTGGTGTCGGCGTCGTCGATGATGGCGATGTCTTCAGCGTAGAGCGTGAATGCGAGTGCCTGTGCCTTCTCTGATTCGTTCATCTGTCCTCCTGTGTGTTCTCAGTCTGATAGCATTATATCACATCTCGTGCCAGATGTCAATACCCAATTTAACGGAATTGATAGGGCGGGATGTGGTTCAGAATATCCAGATCGAAGCTCGTGAATTTGAGAAACTCGTCCCGCTCCATAGAGACGCCGTTCACCCAGAAGGATGACAGATCCCAGTCTTCATTGTCATACTGGATCAGAAAGTAGCCGGCGTAGCGCCTCTTGTCGGGATCTGCGGCCCTCAGCAATTCATCCACGAGGCCAAACGTCTTACGCTGTGCGTACCCGGGAGAATGGGGATGGAACTTTAGTTCGCACAGCATGAAGCATCCCTTGCCATCGGCTTCGTAGTTGTCCCCGTAGACACGTAGCACGAGGTCCAAATCCTCCACCACATAGCCCTGATTGCCGTGTGGCTGCTTCTCTCTCAACCAGTCCCTGTGTGGTAGGCGCTGGAACTTGTCATCATTTCGGAAGATGGGTTTAGCCATGCGTTCCTACTTCTCGGGTCGTGCGATCAACACGTAGCGCTCCAGCCTGCCCAGGCGCTTGCTCTCCCTGAACTTGTTTACAAAGTCGCCGCCGAACGATTGCGTGGACAACGGTGCTTGGATATGGCGAACAAGACGCCAGCCCGTGTCTTGCAGCAGGCGGGCATAGTCCCAGATGAAGATGCCCTCGCCCGTGGCATCATCGTTCCAGTCACTCATCAGGAATGCCAGCGTGGTTGTGGGCTTGACGTGCTGCTTTGCCAGCGCGAACCACTGTCGGAAAAACTCCAGGTACTCACCTCGCGCCAATGATGAGATAGATACCAGGTCGCCGGCCTGCTCACTGTATTCGGCGTCCTTCTTGCTGAAGTAGGGGGGATCCCAGAAGATGAGGTCGGGCTTGACGTCGGGCCACTGCATATCGGCCAAGTCCCAATGCCATGGCTCGATTTCGGGGCGTTGGTGCGCGCGGTCTTCAGAGGTCCCGGGCACGAGGTCGAAGGCCCGGCACTTCCGGTTGAGCGCCAGGCAGACATCGGGCACCACTCCACCGCCGGCCATGGGATCCATCACGAGATCGCCTTGTTCGGTGTAAAAGTAGAGAACGTGGCCGACAATCTGCGCGGGGATGCGCCCGGGCCAGGCGTCGCCAAAGCGTGTGTCACATTGCCCAAAGTGCCAGAAGTCATAGGGTTGGGGTCCCCACTTGAGGTTCTTGGCGTCGTCACTGGAGGCGGCGAAGCCGAACCGGTCGAGGTCCGATTGCCCATCCAGGCGGAGCGCCCAGGCCAGGGGCGTGTCGATGTGATACTGCTTGACGGCGTCGCGGATGAGGCCGTCTACATTGTCTACTTGGCGTTGGAGGCCGTTTTTAATTTTACCAAGTTCGGTAGAATTAAAAATCTGCGAGACAAGGCCAATCGATACACCTACTGCGCTAGCAGTAAACTCAACGCCATGTCCGAGTAGGCGCAATCGGTAGATGACACTATCCCTGCTTGCCTTCTGCTTGGCGCGAATGTCGGCAATCCATGTGCTCACTGTCTGCTGTGGCGCGCCGATCATATCAGCGATGGTTTGCTGGCTCCACGTCCCTTCCGGGTCATTCTCTGCGATGTAGCGCGCCGTCTCGCGCTTGTCCTTCTCAGAGGTCCGGTCGCCGTGCTGCTTGTTGCAGAAGGCCGACTGTGCCTTGAGCTGGCAGCGCACGGCCCGGTCGGAATAGTCGAGCACGTCGTCTGTCCAGAACTCGGCTTCGATGGTGGCGATCTCCTGCCGTTGGTGCGCTGTCCATCTGTGGTAGCCATCGCGAATGGAAATCACTATCTTGCCGTCTTGGCCCGGGTAGTTCGCCAATCGCTCGACTTGAATCGGGGGGAATTGCGCGCCGACACTCAGCGCAGCAGCGTACTGCTCGACGGTGGTGTTGCTGGTATGTTCCCGGGCGTAGGTGTCCCGGTCCCAGACGAGATCACTTACCTTGAGTTCCATCCTCGATCCCTTCTCGCTTCTCATCTGCCCACCCCTGCCTTGCCCTGGTCAACTATTTGACGAGGGTCCGGGGCAATCCCAGCGAGCATTCGCTCTCTTGCCTCTTCTTCCAGCATATCGCCCCGGTAGAGCTTAACCGTCTCGATCGGTTCCGGTTCGGAGTCCTCTATCTTGGGCATCTCGCGGGGCCGCCACTTGTCATCGCGGCCCAGTAGCTCGGTCAACTTCGGAATTTCCGAAGTTGATTCCATCTCATCGCGGAGCGAAGTCACGGTCTTGTCTGTGATTCCGCAGTCCTGCGCGATCCAGTTGTTGCTCCGTTCGGTGTGTCGCCGCAGCTTGAGCCTGACGGCATCCTTGCGCTCGCCCAGAGTCAGCGGCTTGCCGTGTTTCAGGTTCGCATCGTAAGCAAACTCAAGCGCATCGTCAAATGTGCCCTGGTGCTCATTGGCCTCGATATAGGCAAGTCCCAGGTCTTCGCCAGCGCCTAGCCTGTGCCATCCATCCACCAACCACCATCCATCTCGCCCCTCGATCCAGAACACATCGACAGGGGGAAGCTGGTCAAAACTGGCAGCATAGACAGCAACCGTGGTCTTGTCTATGCCAGCACGTGGACTGAGCTTATCATCTCGCTTGATCTGGTCAAGTCGAAGTTCCACTGTTACCTCCATGCTTCCCGTTGGGCGGGCGGTCGAGGAAGTAGTAGCCCGTCAATAGCGGATCGGGCCGATCTTCATGCTTTCCGTCTGCCCAACCCGACTTGGCCATTGCCAGCACCACGACGAACCCAATCCCAGCTATCGCCATGCCTGCCCACTCATACCCGAGGCACGCAAGCACGGCCGACAGGATACAGAGCGCTACGACAAAGCCGATCATGTGCCCTTCCTTGCACTGCCGCGCCGGCCTTCGCGCCCGCGCTGGGTGGCACCCACCCGCACATCCTCGATCTCTTCCAGCTTCACGAGGCCCAGGCCGCTCGCCTTCTCAAATGCCTTGAGCGCCAGATCGCCGGCCT